AGCTATGCCACAATACAAAGAAGTGCCAATGACCCAAGCACAACCATCAGCACCAGATAACGCAATACCTGTCCAAAAAATAGAGGATATGGATGACGAAATACCATTTTAATTATGACAGATAAATTACAAGAACAACTAGACATGAAAGAAAAACAAATTAAGTTTTTACAAAAAAAATGTCGAGATGCTGGTAACTTAATAAATGAGTTAAAATTAAGACATGAAAGAGAAACACAATCTCTTAAAAATGTTATTGATATGAAAGAAGTTCAAAACTCTGAATTAAGAAAAGTTAATGACGACCATAAAAAACTTAATGGTGAACTTAGAAAGGAAATAAGTAATCTTAAAAAAGAAGCTAAAGATATGTTGCAATATCCATGAAAAAAATATTAATAAGTATAATATTTATATTTATGTTAGCTTCATGTAGTAAGATTGATTTTGACCCAACTACTGCAACAATAAGATATTTATTAACAGGAGATAAAAAATGAACACACTAAATAGTAGAGAAGCATATATAGTTATGGAAAAAGCCGCTGAAGATTGGTCTAAGTGGATTGAAAAAGTAATACTATTAGATAATGGTAAGAAAGCTATGTTTGCAAAATGTTTTCTTAAATACAAACTTGATACAAAAACAATTATAGAAGCAGAACATAAAGCAAGATTAGACCCTGAGTATGATGCAGTAGTAAAAAGTTTAGCACACGCAGAAAAAGAACTTATAAGAAGTAAATTAAAATATAATAATTTAGATAGATATTCTTCTATGAAACAAACAGAAATGAAAACAGATGTTAAGTTAGCAAATAAACAAGAGGGTTAATGTTTGACTATTTCAAAGCCATCTAAATTTGTTTTTTCAGTTATTGGTTCTATTTCGTAATTATAATCCACAAGCTTAACATCATCAAATTGTGATAATTCTCTAATGAATGATGATAGCTTAATTAGACTTGGGCTTTCATCAACAAACCTTAGACAAATAAAATGTCCATATTCTGAGTAATCAGACTCCATTTTAAATTCAACATCTATAATAACTGCATCTCGTATCATAGATTCTTAATACAGATATTTGAGAGATATTTATATTACTTTTTTCCGTTACGAAATATTTGAGTTCCTTTTATGCCATATATTGAAGCAACAACAAGAATCCATAAATTTGTGAACCAACTAGGAAGTGTTGAAAAATAATCAAAGAAAAGTTTTACTTTATCCATAGCACTTGGGTCATCACTTATTACTGCCCAAGCTAATACAACAATCGGTGCAGATAAAATAATTAATACAAATTCATCTTTCCAATCTGATTGTCTAGATTCTAATAATTTACCTTGATATGCTTCCTCACCTTTTGCCATCTTTTCTGCATGATGATATTGGGCATCAGCCATTCTCATTTTTGTTTCTTGTCTTTTTTTGTAAATATGAGAAGCCGCATTTAAACCTAATTTTATTGCACTAAACCACATATTATTCTTCTATCAATTCTATTCCAAGATCGCAATAATGCTTTATCTTTTCGTATTTACTTTTTAATGATTCTCCCTTTTTATTTCTAACAGCATATTTCACAATATTACCATCTATCCAATTTAACTCATTTCCTAAAATAAACTCTGAAACTTGATACTTTAAATTTTTGTAATGGTTACCACCACTTTGCCTATCAATGGCTCTCTCTGTTGAGATATGGGCTTTTAATGTACCCTTTTTGTTCCTCATACAAGCTTATTAATCCAATTACCTTTGTTATTCAAGACCATAGGTAAAAGTCTTGGTATTCCATCAATAATAATACCACAACCTAGAATAAACCTTGTTTTGAAGTTCTTAGCATATGCAAAAGCTAATGATTTCTGATTTATCAAACAACCAACATTCATAGCAAAAAATAGGTTATCAGGATTAGCCCACCAAGATATAACAAACTTAGTATGATAGTGACCTTGAACTGCTGACATACCCATAGTTTGAGATACTTTTAATACATCTGCTGATCTTCCATGTGTAAAAAAACATCTTTGTTTATTAGGTAGATCAAGTGTTAAATCATCTACCCACTTCCATTTTTTTGTACCTAAAAAATCACCATAATCTTTTAGAAACTCTTTACTCATTCCATATTTTAATGCTCGTCTATAAACTAAGCTAGAATGATTAGATTCTACTTCTATCATTTTTGGATATATAGACTCTAGTTCTTTTACATATTTTCTTGATAGTTTTAGTTCATGTCCAGCAGAATATAAATCAGGGTCATGTGTGTGCATATTGATAGCATGAAAATCTAATAGATCACCAATATTTACTACAAAATCTGGTTTATATTGTTTCTTAATTTCTTTTAAAAATTCTAATGAATCTTTGTGATGATATGGAATATGTAAATCCGAAATAACTAATATTCTCTTATAGGTCATATACTGACCTATACAACTATTTGGTGAGTAAGTAAAGTAATTGACCTAATACTAAAAGACCAACAGCACCTAAACCATATAAGATTCTGTCTATGTCTTGCTTCATGTGATGTAAATGGTTTTTAATTATTAAATCTATTTTTTGATTTACTAATTTTATTCTACCATCTATTTCTACAAATTTTTCTTTACTCGATTTCATTATTTTTTTCGCTTTCTTCTAAGGTCTGTATCATGTTTTCTACTTCCACGCAAAAAACTATTTACACGACCCATTGACCAAGAAGCCATTGATGTACGAGGTCTTGAACCTGAACTTAAAAAAGCACCTTGACCTCTACGATATACTTTCTTTAAATCACCTAATGTAATATTTTTTCTATTTTTTGCTTTTGCTCTAAGTGTTGAAATAACTCTAGCAGATAATGGTTTTCTTCTAACAGCCATTACTTATACCTCGCTTGGAACATTGATCTTGGAATTTTTTGGCCTCTTTTATAAGCTTCTGACATAGCTTTAATAAGATTTGCTCTAGCTGATCTTTTACCACCTTTAAGACCTGATAAATATTTTTTAGGTAAATCAGTTTCTTTATCTTTTGGTACTTTTCTTCTTTTTCTTTTTTTTGACATTTCTTCTTTTCTTTCTCATTGGAAATTTGTCTATCATTTCTTTTAAAGTAGTTGATGTTGTAAATCCAATCATCTTTTTTTCTTTCTCTTTTTATGTGCAGAGTTTTTCATTAACCGCCCATCTGGCATATAGTGATACCCTCTAGGCGGTTTTTTTCTTGATTTTTTAACCATTATCTTTTTCTTTTATTCATTTTTGGTTTCTTAGCTTTTTTCTTCTTCTTCTTCATTCCGCCATGAGAACCTTTTCCTGTATGATAGGGCATTATTTCCTCGCTTTCTTTTTAGTTTTCTTTTGTTTCTTCAATATAGCTTTTTGTAAAGCCATTGGAAGTTTCTTTTGTTTCTTTGTCAGCATATTTTCTCCTAGTTTGCAAATTTACCATCTCGCCATTTTGCGTCAGGTAGATTGTTTGTATAGTTTTTTCCATCAAATGTTAAGACTTGTTTTCTATTAGAACCCTCTTTGAAACTACAATGAATCCAACCAGCATTAGGGTCATCTTCTTTCCAATATTCTAATATAAGTTGGTCAAAATCTGTATTACTTTGAATCCAATATGCGACTTGCAAATTAGATATACCAGCTATCTCAAAATCTGCGGCTTCCCCTTTTGTATGTTGTGATGTTGCTTTTGAACCAATAGCTTCACATAAAGCTGGGCTTCTATAACCTGATGTTATTGTGATTGGTTTATCAAACTTTGCTCGTACAGGTTCTAATACTCCATAACATAAATCTGTAAGATTTTTTATTTCTCCACTACCAGCTTTATTTTCAATACCCTTACGAGTAGCTGTCATTGATTTCTCAAATTCTTCTAATTTAAAATGTTTTGATAATTGCATAACTACCTTGCGTTTGTTGGTACACCATTAGAATTTACAAAACTGCTCTCGCTGAAAGCCATAAAAATGTATGTTCCACCTGAAGCATTAAATTCTTCATCACTTGATTTAATTTTTATTCCATTTGAAAGCATATCTATTGCTTTTGCTGAATCAACATTTTCAGTAGCAGTTGTATCTGCTCTTAATTTTTCATCAGTTAAATTAAAAGTGCTTCTTTTGTTGTCAAACATATACCAATTATTTGTAGTATCAGTTCTTTTACCCATCACCCAAGCTGGTCGAAATCCCAAATGAATATAGACTCCATCAGTTGAACCATTTCCTGTGTAGCTTCCAAATTTTGAGTAGCCTTTTTTTTCTGCGAAGCAGTAGGCAATAATATTATCTGTACTATGATTAGTAGCACCATCTCCACCAGTATGAACTGAATATACACTTGAAGTTGGGTCTGTATCTCCCCATTCATTTGTAGTTGATGAAGCAGAATTAGAATTTAGTAAAGTTTTTTTATCATTAGCTGTTGCAAGACTACTATGATAAACAACCCAGTTTCCATAAGTTGCTCCACCATCTGTTCTATTTTTTGAAATAATTACATTTGGTGCAACTCCTAACCCATGACCAACTGTCTGTGATGCTGAACCATTGGAAGTATAAGACACAATACTAAATCCAGCAGTAGTGTTAGCAGATACAGAAGTTGTTATGCTTCCATCTGTGTTTGATG